TGTATCTAACTTCATAACAGTTACCTCCTCAAATATACTTGGATTTATTATTTTTTAAATAACCGACCCCCGCCTCGATAAAATTTGCAGAAAAGGGCAAGAGGTGTTTAAGCCCTTGAACTTTTATTTTGAATTTGATTTTATACAATGCACTTACCTTATTTCTTTTGAACTTACGGTTTAATGAACTAATATGTCATGCATAGTATTTTACACTTGCGTGACGTAACTACTCGTGCTATAATGAAATTAACAAATTAAAGGAGCTGGAACAAATGCCTAAAACATTAAATGAAATTAGAACAGAAATTAAAATTAAAAATATTCAAAAAGAGATTAACTCATTAGTAGATAAATATGCTTTAGCACAATTAGATGAAACAAGAGATATTATAAAAGAAAAGATTGACAGAAACTTTGAACTAATAGAAGAATTAAAGGAGGTTTTATAATATGATATTTATTTATATTATAATGATACTAACTATTTTATTACAACTTTATATGATTTATTTTTTATTAGTGAACTAAAGGAGGTTTTATAAATGAACGAAATGACATACAACGAATGGTTAGAAAAAGAGTTAAACATTTACAAACGTGAAAACAAATTATTAAAAGATAAATACGAAAACTTAACTACAATGTTCAATGAAGTTCACGACAACGAATTGGAAACAAGATATAAGAAAAATGAATTTCTTAAATGGGCTTATTCCCTAGAGAAAGAAAACAAAAAACTACAACAACAAATTGAGGGATTAACTTCTGAAAACTTTGAATTACAAAATGAATTATTTACTCAACAATTGAATGAAGATGAAGCAGATAGTTTAATTAAAGATTTCAGAAAACAGAACATTGAATTAATGGAAGATTTAGATACTTCTAGAAATCAATATAATAAAATATTTAAAGAAAACAAAAAACTACAACAACAAACAAAGAAATTATCATCTGAAAACGTTAGATTACAAAACGAACTATTCAATGCTTACCTAATTCATCAACATAACTCGAACTTAATATCAGAACTTAAATTATCATTATCATCTTACAATAACTTTGTAGACGAAATGTTTCCCGAATAGACTATACTTAATTGTGTAGTCTTTTTATTTTTCCTATGATATAATTAATTTATCGGGTATACTTCACATTGATTTGCACAGTTTCAAATACCCTATTTCCTAACTCAAACACATTTTATATAATTTTGTTGGTTGCTTTATCGCAACCTTTATTCGAAATTTAACGACATGGAGGTGTAAGCATGGCTGAACAAACAACAGAAGAAGAAAAAGTAACAACTGACGTTACTGAAGACGAAAACTCTAAAGACGACACACAAGTAGAAACTGAGGAAACTTCAACTGAAACACCTACAGAGTCTACTACAGAAACTTCTAATACTTCCAACGCTTCAATGGATATGGTACAATTAGAGCAACGTGTTACCTCTTTGGAACAATGTTTATTATCACTTGAAACACCAACTTCTAACGAAGCTTCACCCTCACCTACTGAAGAAACTTCTGAAGAAACTTCATCAGAAAGTTCTAACGGTGACGACTCAGACGAGTCAACAGAAGACGTTAAAAAAATATTAGGTTTATAGGAGGTATACGACATGAGTCTATATCAAGGTAAAGAAATGCGAGGCATGACTCAGGAACACTTCGCTGACTCAAAATTAAACAAATCACGTGAACTTAACTCAGGTATGAGTATAGACACATCTAAATCAGAAGATGAATACGGTAATCAAGTTCATTCCCTATCAAAACAATCATATTCAAATGACGCAGAGGAGGTTTAATAAATGGCTATTGCAGACATTATCGCTGATAAATCAAAAGCAGCACTACAAGATTTTAACCATGACCACGCTAAAGCATGGAAATGGGGAGAAAATTGGACAAACGTTGATACAATGTTCGAAACATTTATTAACAAATACTTATTCCCTAAAATTAATGAAACATTATTAATCGACATAGCATTAGGTAACCGTTTTAACTGGTTAGCAGAAGAAGACCCTTATATCGGTCAATATTCAGAAGAATACGTTATTATGGACACGGTACCAGTTGCTATGAACTTAGGTAAAGATGAAGAATTAATGCTTAAACGTAATTATCCACGCATGGCTACACGTTTATACGGTGCAGGCTTTGTTAAAAAACAAAAATTTACATTAAATAATAACGACGCACGTTTTAACTTCAAAGATTTAGGTGACGCTACAAACTATGCCCTAGCAGTATTGAAGAAAAAGATTTCAGATATTAATGTAGAAGAAGAAAAAGAAATCCGTGCCATGGTTGTTGACTATGCAATTAACCAATTATCTGACTCAAATATTCGTTACGCTACATCACAAGAAGATTTAGCAAGTAAAGTATTTGAAGCTGTACTAAACATGCAAAACAACAGTGATAAATACAATGAAGCAAATACAGCGTCAGGTGGCTCAATCGGACGTTACACGACTGTATCTAAATTGTCTGATATTGCTATTTTAACAACAGATAGCATTAAATCATTCTTATTAGATACAAAAATTGCGAACACATTCCAAGCGTCAGGTATTGACTTCACAGACCACGTCATTAGTTTTGACGACTTAGGTGGTGTATACAAAACAACTGCAGACGTAACGTTAGCGGAAAACGACACTATCACTTACTTACGTGGCTTCGGTGACTACCAAGCTCAAATTGGTGATATTATCCCTGAGGGTACAACGTTTACTTTTGACATTTCACAACAAACTGAATTTGTTGGTAATGTAACAGAGGTTAAACCTGATAGTGACCTATTCGCTTTCATTTTCGATATTAACGCTTTGAAATACAAACGTAATACGAACGGTATGCTTAAAAAACCATTCTATAACGGTGAATTTGATGAAGTTACACATTGGATACACTATTACAGCTTCAAATCTGTTTCACCATTCTTCAACAAAATTTTAATCACTTCGGAGCCTGAGGAACAACCTGAGGAGCCAGAAGAATAACTTTAAAGGAGCGTTAACATGACAAATCTATCACATTCAAATAGTGAACATGTTGGCGTTGAAACAGAGTTATCTGAGGACATAAGCCTGCGTGTTATCGAACATAGAAATCGATTTCGTAGGCTTATTTTTAATCGTTATTTGGAATTTCTACCCCTACTGATTAACTATACAAATAAACGTAGCGTGTCTATAGATTTTTTACAATTAGAAACTGCATTACGTCAAGGTTATCAGGTAGTTGTTGGTAAGGCTAGAAATGACCAAATTATGATACTAGGTTATATAGAAAATAATCATTATAAAAATAGTGGTGACTTTTTAAATAACTTTAACTTTGCTTTTGAACGCCGATTAAACGAGAAAGACATACGATTTACTATTCCTAAATACTTACGCCCTGATTACGCTTTAGAAATACAATATTATGACAATTGTAAATCAGGTGATTTTATTGTTATGAGAAATAAACCAGTAACACTAAATAATGACTATGCAATTATTTCACACTATTGTGATGAATTAGCAGAAATCATTTTAAGTCGTTTTTCACTTATTATGCAATCCAAATTTGCTAAAATATTCAAATCGGAAGTTAACGATGAAACAATTAATCAATTCATCACTCAATTGTTTAATGGCTCACCTTTCATTAAAGTAAGTGGATTGTTTGACGCAGAAGAAGACATCATTGACTTAGCGAGTGATTACGTTAACAACGCCCTAGTAGAAATGAAACGTGAATATCAAAACAAAATAAGTGAACTATCTAACTTCTTAGGTGTCAATTCACTTGCAGTTGATAAAGAAAGTGGTGTAAGTGATACGGAAGCTAAAAGTAACCGTTCATTTACAACGTCTAACTCAAATATCTATTTAAGAGGTCGTGAAAGTTTAGATATGCTAAACCAACGTTTTGATTTAGAAATACACCCTTACTATGATGATGAAGCTACATCACAAATAGATATTCAAAATATGGCTACTGACAACTACGGAGGTGGTACAAGTGGCTAGATACACAACAACCCTATTTGAAATCATTGAAAGTGAATTAGATAGAAAAGGTTTTAACGAATTTGTGAATGACGGACAATTAACAATAGATAACTTTGATTATCAATTTATTCAAAAAGTCTTACGTTTTGATGATGACGTTAAAAAAATTGTTGATGATACATTCTTTAAAGGATTTCATTTTACAGACGAACATATAGACCGTTATTTTAAACAGTCATTTGTGTCACGTTTCCTAGATAGAGAAATTAATAGACAAACGGTCGAAGCCTTTGCTTCACAATTATTATTTTATACTATATCACGTGAGGACTACATTTATACTGTATTCGGTAATGAAATGTATAAATATTTAGAAAACCACGTTGACTTTAACAGTGATGTCATAGGTAATATGATTTCAGAAGAAACGTCAGAAAACACGAATAATGAAACGTCTAACAGTGACCGTAATACAACACGCAATTCTACTACTGATAATCGTGAACTATCTTCTACCCTACCTCAATCAGAAATTAATTTAAATGTAAATAATGATGTATTAAGTTATGGTGATGATAACACGATATCAAAAAATAAAAACAGTGGTACTGATAAAGAGCAATCAAACAGTGACCGTGAAAGTAAAGGCAACGCTTCGAAAAACGGGTCACAAGACACAACAGGGAATACAAAATCATTAACAAAAACATACCTATTGGAAAATCTAGAAAAACTTTACTCAATGCGTGAACGTTTATTTGATGATTACGATAGAAAACTGTTTTTACAAATATGGTAATGGAGTGATAAATAATGGCAGAGAAAAAGAAAGAAGATTACTTAAAACAAAACTGTGGTGAACAACCAGACCCTAATATTCCACCAGTCAAACCCTTACCACCATGGAATGAATTTATTAACGGGGCTTATGATATATCTAGAGAACGCGCACCATTCTACGATAACCGTGCAGACTATAATACGAACAGTAAATCGTACTATGATGACTTGGCACGTAAGACACGTTTAATTTCTATTTTAGGTCATAGAATTTGGGAATATGACGAACAAATGGTTAAACGTTTAGAAGAGTGGGACGCAAGATTGGAACACTTCCCTAAAGATGTAGAGAATTTATTACGCCAATGGATGGAAGACGGTACGTTAAAAGATATTATTAACGAAGAGATTTTCGAGGATTTAAACGACTTGATTAACGGTAACTTTAAAACGTTAAGTAATAATAAATTAGAATATAACTATCAACATAAACGTAAAATTGAACATGTACTACCTCTTAAATTCCCACATTGGCAACAATTTAATAACGATAATGACGGTACACGTTTATACCCTCAATCATTCACAATGGATTGGGTAGCAAAAGAAGTTTGGATATATTATAGTCCTACAAACACATCAGTAACCAACGATAGAGTGGTAGCTGTTTATGACATGAAGTGTGATGAATATAAAACGTCATTCATTGCAGGTAATGCAGGTGGTGAGGGTATTCAATTAAGACGTTTCAACGGTAATCGTTATTTATATGTTAAAACATCAAATCATGTATTAGGTCGTTTCTTAGTCAATGAATTACCAACACCATTAACACGTTTAACCGTACAAGAAGAATATCCCGTTAATGAAGAATGGCAATTCGCAACTGACGATAAGAATTGGATATTTGTTGACGCAGATAGTGACTATGGTAAAGTATACAGAAAAACTTCTTTATCAGTTACTGACTTATCATTTAACGTGATTGGTGGTATATCTTTAGACAAGTCGGCAAGTGGTTTCTTTAACTCACCATATGAAAAACGATTTACAAAACGTCAAGGCGTCGGCTTAGGCAACTCAAAAATATATTTAGGTATGGGTGGTTATGTTGATAAGTCACTTAATAGCCATTATGGTGATTATGGCGTTCGTGTATTAAATATGAAAGGTGAAATTGAAACGGACGGTTTAACCAACGCTAAAGATATGGTTAATATATTAATGAAAAAAGGTTTTAATGTAGACCGTATAGAGAATGAGGGTGTACATGTTTCACCTGAGGGTAAAGTTTATAGTATCTGTATAACAACAGATGTTGACCCTGCACACGCTGAAAAAGAGGGTGTTATTATATTTGAAGAATTTTCAGGTCATGAGGACGCTATAAACTTCTCAAAAAATAGTGCTTTCCAACCAATGATAAACCATAACTTAATTAATTCGTCCATGTATCCACGTATCTATAAAGGGCAATACATTAATCAGTTAACAGGTGAGGTATTAACGAACATTCCACAAATTGTTCAATACATGTTTGATACGTCTATAACAACCATTAAAATGTTCTCAAGTATTCAGAAAATCCATTCTGATTATTGGGGTGGAAATGTACCAAATAACCATATGATAGAAATCACCAACTTTAATAACATCAGTGCTAACATTCATTATCACGGTAACGCTGCGATTAAAGATGTTAAAACAAACTATTATGAGTCTAACGGTGAAATGGTCGAGAAGAAAATTTATGATAACCGTTGGCACGATATTAGCTTAGAAAGTGGTATATCTTCATTCTATGACGGACAACCAACAAGGGTCATTGTTTCTAATGACACAAAAGTACCTGAGGGTATGTTAAAAGGTTTAAAAGGAAAATCAACACCTTTTAAATTAGGTACCTTGCCAAGTGCAGTAAGACCGTTTTATAATAAGACTATGGTTGTTGCATTGGACAGTTCACCAAGTGGAAGTTTTGGAGTTGTCACATTTGAAAGAAGTGGCGACATCACAGTAAACCATATGAACAAAGATGTAGATACTATATCACTTAACGGATTGGCTTACTATTAGGAGGAAAAAATATGGTTAAGATTGTAAAGAATTTAAGCTACAATAATAATTACTATCCTGAAACAAATCAAAGAAAGTACATTACAATTCATGAAACAGCAAATACGGGTGTCGGCGCAAATGCCGACGCTCATGCTAATTTCATTAATAACGACGCACAAGAAACATGGCACTATTCAGTTGATGATACTAAAGCAGTACAACACTTCCTGCACACTACATCATGTTGGCACGCAGGTACGTATAACGGTAATTTGCAAAGCATTGGTATTGAAATGTGTGTGAATAGTGACGGTAACTACAAGAAAACACTACAGAACACAATTGAGTTAGTGCAGAAATTAATGAAAGAGTTAAACATACCAGCTAGTAATGTTGTACAACATAACTACTGGAGTGGTAAAAACTGCCCTACCCTACTCAGACAAGGCACACATGGTATGACATGGAATCAATTTATTGCAGGTATCAAAGGTAAGTCAACAGGTGGTGCTAAACCTCCTAAAGGTTGGAGTGTTAACAAATACGGAACGTACTACAAAAAAGTAAACAAAACGTTTACGGTTGGTAGTGAACAAATTGAAACACGTATTGGCTCACCTTTTACAAGCGCTAAAAGTGGAGGTCATGTAAAACCGAAACAAAAGATTGATTTTGATTATTTAGCACGACAAGACGGTTACGAATGGGGGCAACTTGAAAACAATAAAGGTCAACAAGAGTTTGTACCAATTAGACCTTTAAGCCAAAAAGAATATTGGGGTGTGTTAAAATGATAAAGAAACTTAAAAATTTATTAGTCGCAGGATTTAGAATTATAATACGTTGGTAGGAGGAATTTAATATGAGTAGTCGATTTACTAGAAATTTATCAGAGGTTAAAGACGTAAACAAATTAGCAGAACACGTTACAACACAAAATGACTTAGTTCAAACAACTGAGGGTGATGTATTTGTTGTCACTAAAAAAGGTTTCCAAAAAATAACAGGTGGGGTTGATAGTAGTGATTTAGATAAAATCAATAATGATGTTGATAAATCAAAAACCGATATTACTAACTTGAAATCAGAACAAACAAAAATTAAAAAAAGTGTATCAGATTTAGAAAAATCTAATGAAACATTAACAACAAAAGTTTCAGATTTAGAAAAATCAAACAAAGATTTAACTTCACGTATCGAAGCATTAGAAAATCCTGAGACAACAGAATAAATAATTATGATATAATAAGTACATACAGTTTGTATGTGCTTATTTTTATATATAGGAGGTTAAACAATGGCAGATAAGAGATTAACAGAATTTGTGTTTTTTTATGACACACCATTAACAGATTATCAAAACACGATACATTTTAGCAGTAATGCGCAACGTGATGATTACTTTTTAAAAGGTGGACATTTTAAAGCAATTAGTTACGAAAAAGTCCCATTTAATTTTATACGCGACCGCTCCATTGTTAAAGTACCACAAATGAATTGGAGTGAAGCCCAAGGTATTAACTATTGCACGTTCAAATCAGGCTTTGAGAATAGACGTTATTACGCCTTTGTTAATGCGATTGAATATATTAACGACAATGTTATTCAAATGACATTGGTTATTGATACAATCATGACATATACACAAGGTAATGTTTTATCTAATATTCAAAATGCACGTGTTGAACGTCAACATTTACCAAAATCTCAATATGAATACATGTTACCTTATTTACGTAATAATGATGATGTATTGAAAGCGACAAATAAATACTATTCAAGAAACTACTTAGAACAATTTGGTAACAACTATGTTATGTTTCAATCAAGTGCTGACTTATCTAAAAAATTCGGTAGTAAAAAAGAGCCTAATTTAGATAGTTCAAAAGGATTAACTTATGACTATATGACGAGTCCTGTTAATTTATACATTATGTCACATTCAAACTTTGTTAATTTTATGGATAAAATGAGCAAATACCCATGGATTACTCAAAACTTCCAAAAAATACAAATGATACCTGAAAAGTTTATTGATAGTAGTGATTTAGTAAGTGTCAAAACCGATGAAGATATTAAAGGATTGAACACATTAAAAAGTAATGGCCGTTCTAAAACTTGGTCACTACCTAATTTAAATATGAGTTTTAATGAGTTTTTAAATTTAGCAGGTATCAATCAACCCGAATTACGTCACTTAGTCCGTAATGAATATTTTACAATAGAAGTTTATTCATGGAACGGTGACGCTATGTTATTAGACGCAGGAAAGATAACACCCGAAACAGGTGTGAAGTTTAGAACGAAATCAATTATTGGATTTCATAATGAAGTTAGAATTTATCCCGTTGACTATAACAAAGGTGAAGCAGAACAACCCATTAAATCAACCAATGGTGAGATATTGATAGACACAGGGTCATTCTTAAACACTGCAATTACATTTGATAGTTTTGCTGAAGTACCAGTTTTAATTGATAACGGTATTTTGGGACAATCACAACAAGCAAACCGTGTGAAAAATGCAGAAAGTCAATTAATAACAAATCGTGCGCAAAATATTGCGACAGGTGATGACATTAAATCTAAATTCTATGACGTGGCAAGTATTGCTTCTAATATCAGCCCGACACAATTATTTAGTAAATTTAATGATGAATACACGTATTATCAAAACCAACAAGCAGAATATAAAGATTTAGCTTTACAACCACCGTCAACAACATCAAGTCAAATGGGCAATGCTTTCCAAATTGCAAATAGTATTAACGGTTTAACAATGAAAATTGGTATACCGTCACCATTTGATTTAGGTAGTATTATGAAGTATTATTTCATGTTTGGATTTGAAAATTCAGACCCTAGTACATCACCTTATCCAATCAATAGTTGGACGGTATGTAATTACTTAAAAATGAGTGGTACATATACATTACCACGTATCGACCCTATGCTTTTAGAACAACTCAAAGTGACACTAGAAAGTGGTGTACGTTTTTGGCATAATGACGGGTCAAATAATCCAATGGCGCAAAACGTCATGAATAATAAATTTAGATAGGGGACATAGACAATGGAACAAAACGAAGTACAGGTTAGAATTGAGGATATGAACGCTTTTCAAAATTTCATATATAGTGGAGATATGTATTTACTATATGCAGTGCTTATTTTCATGGTTATTGATATCTTAACAGGTTGGGCAAAGGCTTTAAAAAACGGTAATTTATGGTCTACAAAATCCGTATATGGCGCAGGGCGTAAAGTCATGGCGCTATTCGTTGTTATTATATCAAATATTATTGACAACATATTAAACTTAAACGGTGCATTAGTCATTGTTATCATGTTCTATTACATTGCTACAGAGGGTTTAAGTATATTAGAAAATTTAGCAGAAATGAATGTACCATTTCCAGAACAAATTAAAGATAAATTGGAGGTACTGAAAAATAAGGAGGATAACAAATAATGGCAACTATAACAGATAAAAAACTAGATAAATACGTTCATAGTAAAATATCAAATAAATTTGGTTTGTCTGTTGATGATATAGCACCTAAAGTCACCAACGCAGGACGTTTTAGTGCTTGGCTTGGTGGTAACCAAACAAAAATAAAAGAAGTTTTAAATGCTGTAAAAGATGAGGGTGTAAGCCCTGCATTTTTTGCTTCTTATGAAGTTGGAGAGGGATATAACGCTAGTTGGGGTTGGCTAAATCATACAACACCTCAAGGCGATTATTTACAAGATGCTAGAGCAACAGCAAAATGGATAGTATCTCAAAGTAAAAGAATGAATGAACAACCTGCTTGGATAGACTTTGCTAACTATGTAGACTTTGTCCCTGCAAATGTTAAAAGTTCGGGTAATAAAGACTTTGCTAATATGAAAAGTGGTGCTATTGGTCGTGTGGTTATTGCAGGAACGGCTGCTGCCACTTGGGAGGTTTATTATCCGAATGGATTAAAAGCTGAATATAACGGTGTGCAAGATTACGGCGCACCTTTAACTGAACAGTATAAAAACATTGAAAAATGGGGAGGTAGTTTGTCTGGAGGTGGTGACGGTGGTAATGATGATGGTGGCAATGATGGTGGGAATGACGGTAGTAATGATGGTGGTAATACAGCGTTAGACCTTATTAAAAAAGCGCTAACTTCATTTACGGATTTTTTAGAAGATAGTTTAACTTGGGATATTCACAGTATAGGAACTGAAAAGTTTTTCAGTAATAACTTCTTCTCTATGCAGAAAACCTTTAATAATACGTATCGTTTAAAAATGAACTTACCTCTGTTAGACGCTTTAGATAAATTAGTTAATAGTATAGACACGGGTAACGGTGGTAATAATGATGGTGATGATGGTGGCAATGATGGAGGAGATGACGGTAATAAGAAGAAATATGATACAAGTGACTTTAAAAAACACTACTTTAGATTTAGATACGCAAAAACAGCTAACGATTTCCCCCCTGGTTATCCGTACCCTAGCGCTAACGGACACCATGGTAATGATTACGATTATATTTACGAAACGTTAAAATCTCATGTTTCAGGTACTGTTAACGGTAATAATGGGCATGGTGTAACTGTTAATGATGGTGGTATTGGTTATGACGGGGACGGTATGGGTTGGGGTAATCGTATCGTTATTAAATTAGATGACGGTACAGGTAGAAGTGTACTTTACGCTCATTTAAACCGTATTGACGTTAAAGCAGGTGATAAAATAAAAGTAGGTCAAAAACTTGGGCAGACAGGTAATACAGGGGAAATGACAACAGGACCTCACTTACATTTTGAATTAAAAGACGCTAGTAATTCTAATTCAGCAAGTGACGGTACCATAGACCCAACACCATTTATAGACAAATACGCAAAATAATGCTATAATATTTAATAGATAGGACGATAAAAATAGTTGTGCCTATCTAAAAAATAAACAAAACATAATCACACGTGTTTGACTATGAGCGTGTATAAAAAAATTTTAGTCACGTCTAGGAAACAGACGTAAAAGGCAACCCTCCTTTAATTGCTTATTAAATCATAAATTTTACATTACTTAAAACCACGTCTTATTGGGTAGACGTGGTTTTTATTTGTTCATGTGCCATTTTTAATATTTTAATGTTTGTTGCTTCATCTATCGGGTGCGTAACAGGGTATATATCGTTAATAGAGAAGATACCTAAGGAGCTTTCAATGTAAAGTATATCTTCATAGTCTGTAGGGTCGTAATTCTGTCTGATTTCTTCAAACATTTGTTGTTTTTCTTCTTCTAACATATCACTAAAATAAGTCGGGTAATCTTGGCCCATTTCAATATGTGTTTCTGACGGGTATATTGAAATTGTCCCTTGTTTATTATAGATACTTTTATTATTGTAGATAACAGCACCGTGATGAAAGTCATTATTAATAAAGTCCTCGAATGATTGTTCTGTGTTAAACGCGTCTAACGGTACACCTGCGCTTGCTACATGTATGTCTCCCTCTGGTTTAAGATAAGCATACTTTTTATGGTTAAGTACGTACATCTTTTCAATACGGTCATTCTCAACGTCCCATTTACCTAACGATATCGGGTCGAAAATTGAAGCGTCAATCTTATCTTTAATCGCTGATTTAAGATATAAACTATCTGTATCACAGTATATAAAGTTGTCGTCAATTTCTTTTTGTGTTAAGTCTTGTAATGGCTCAAGTAGATTATAAAGTGATTGTGACGTAACAAAGGTAGAGAATAATATATTTCGTTCTGTATTTTTGTAACCATTAATCATGTTATATAAAAAACCGTCTTCATCTTTACGGAATAAATTAAAGTGTGAACGTAGGGCAGGAATACCATATAATCCATTAAGTACAACTTTTGATAACATAACTTCTTCATCACTATAAACGGTTTCATTTGGCTCGTCTGTGATTGTATAGTCATATGGTGTAGGCATATCTATTTTTGTTTTGAGTTTACCTTGAGTTTTAATGAAATAGTTTTCGTGTATGATATCCCTAGCACCAAAATATTCACAGTCAAAAGTTAAATAACTCATGGTTGATATGCGTGATAAGTCTAGGTCGGTCAAGTCCTCAATCATACGTAATGTGTTTGTATTGATATTAATATAGTCTTTATCCTCTTTTAATGCAGTGGCATAGTATTTAACAAGTATCTTCTTAATCATATCACTTTCTATATGAAACAAAATATCAAAGTTAAATGATTGTTTCGTCATTTTGTAAAGTGTGAATTTATCATAATTATCTAAGTTAGTAGAAACGATTGTTTCACTTTCAAATTCATCATAAGAAGATAAGTAAGTTGGTATTTTCTCATGATACATTACATAAGGATATGACGAATTTATATCAATAGAAAAACAAGGCTCATTAATAATTTGTCCAATGTATTTAGGGTTATACATATTTAAACCACCATTGTAAAAACCTTTGATATAGTCATACAAGTTACGGTTATGAAAATGATAATCTGTGTATGAAATACGTTCATCGCCTATTTTATTAAGTAGTTGAAAACCGGTAAAATCATTGTTCATATAACTTTCTAAGATGTTTACACTAAACGTCATTTTTGAATAATCAAAGTTTGGGAATATATCAGAATAATGTATATGACATTGACCTAAAATAATAACGTCATTGTTAATGTAAGTCATTTGGTCATTATCTAGTTTTTTAAAACATTCATAAGCGTAAGCATAACTTTCTACATCGTCCATATCCTCTTCAATATCAAAGATATCATATTGAAAGTCTGTTTTAAGTTGGTCTGATGTAAGATATCCACCGTCTTTGAGTTTTTTTCCTAATGTGGCAATAGATGTTGTTGTTTTCATAAAGTTATCCACAACGACAAATTTAAAACCTTGTAAGAAAAAAATAAGGTCTAAATTAATTGAAGATTTAACACGTTTTTCTAAAACAATATTATCTTCTTTAGCGTCTGTTTTAGCTTCTTTCATATTAACAGTGTTTTCATTTGTTTCTGCTGATTTCATGAACAAATTTTCAACTTTTACATTAGGGTAAATATGTTGTATATCGTGAAGTAAAAAGTGATTGTCATACTTATTACAGTTATGCGCAATCATTTCAATTGATGTACGAGATTTCGTTATTGTGTCTTTGCGTTCTGCATACTTAAAGAATGTTTTAAAGAATGAGTTAAAAGAGGGAAAAACCTCAACGTCAATTGTTCCTTGATTATCCCAACCAACAGCTACACTATAAACAACGTTTTTATAATTGGTTGGTTGTTTTCTTCCCTCTATCTTGTTGTATGCTAAGGTTTCAATATCCCAATATAACGTCATTTTACGTAAGCCTTTATGTGCTTGCATTGCCTCCAATAATCCCATGTCTTACACTCCTTAATTGCTAATAAAACAATTATATCACGTTGCGTTTCGTCACGCAATTATAATCTCATTTGTTTAACTAGGTTTTTCTTTGTTCGTTCTATATAGTTATCCTCGTACATTTTTTCGTGTCTTTCAAAGTCCGTTGGGTTTAATTTTTTCTGTTGTGTAATGTACAATTTTATAACTTTGTTAATATTCAAATCAATGTATTGAATATTGTTAACGATATATGATTTTGAATAGGCATTATCAAAATTTAAGTTAGACGGTTTATAATATTTCTTTGCATGTGTTTCTTTGTAAAAGTTTTCTTTTAAATAGGTAGCTTTATCCTCAACATCACGAACTTCCGTACAAAATGTGTATTTTTCTGCATAGGGTAGGACTTTCATATTAACAGTATAATCATTGACGTTATACATCACTTTAATATAAGCGTCTTCGGTTTTGATGTAGAAGAAATCACCGTTTTTACTAATGTGATTACGCAGTCCGTCATCGGCTAAATTGTAATTGTTAAAATCAAATTCACCGGTTGTCATTGCATCATTGTCACTGTCGAAAGCCCTAGTATTACGTTTTTCATTTGAGTTATCGTTACGTCTCATTTCAAGTAATACATTACCATACTGACGCATAGAGTTAATTTTATGTTTCTCTAGTTTGTTAAATATATTTAAGTTAGCAAGTAGGGGACTAGAAAAGTTAACCGCATTACCTAACAATACAATTTTAGGTATTTCCAAATAAGGTATATTACCATGATTACGGTCAATAGACTCGTAAATGGTTTTAAGTTTATCCCATTCATCTGATAAGTAGTCACTTTCTAGAGCTAAGAATTCATCATATACAATGATTGGATAGTCTTTTAAAAAGTTAGAATGATATTTTAAATCAGTGGCATTGTTTAGGTCTGTAATAATACACATGCTTTCTTTACCATAACCAACATTAATATAGTCATCTGTACGTTGCATAAATAAGTCTTTTTCCTTAAAGTCATCATGCTCCATGGCTATTTTATTTATCAGTTCACGGTAGGCGTTACGTAGGGTATAGTGACGTGCAACCAATACAAATTTTATACCTAATTCGATAGATAGTTTCATAAAAAATGAAATATAGTTAAATGTTTTACCGTCTGAACGGTTGGAAATAGATATTAAAAAATCAATATCTTTGTTCATAAGTTCGTTAGCAAGTTCTATTTGATTGTACTTTTTGGGTATCTTCTTTTGAAACTTTGTTAATACGTTTTGATATTGTTTGACTTCGTCTAATCTGTTCATGTTTGTGACCTCCATAATAGTTTATAATATCGTTGATAGAATTAAACAGGTGATTTGCTTGCATGGTCTGATTGTGTATAATAAACAATATTATACTTTTGTTGTCCATTGTTATTTTTATGTTGTTCGTTCCAACGTTCTGTTTCTTTAGCTACCATATCGAATAATTTATTTATTTTGTCTATTTGTTCGTTTGGTGTACTGTCTTTATATTCTTCTCTTACTTTGTCATATAAAGCATATTTATCTCTTAAGCCTGATGAATACTTATTATCTCTATCATCATATTTATCTAATAAATTATCCATACGTTGTTTCATTTTACCGCCAATCAATGATTTAGCGTCAACGTAGGTTACAGGCTCAATAAAGTTTATTTCTAACTTTTCGTATTTATTTCTTTGTTGTATGTATTCCTCTTGTAATTTTTCATCTTCAAAAGTAAACTCGATACCTTTATACTCTGTAATATCTGCATTTTTTGTAAAGCTTTGCAATCTTTGTCTACCAGTTAATTTATTTTTTTGTTTTTTATTTCTATTACGTCTAGCCATAATTACTCCTCCTCATCTTTATAAACCATGTTTAAGTGTTCCAATGTTTTTGGTGCCAGCAATGATAGTATACCATACAAGATAATACACGTTGTAATAATTGTTCCAACTGTCATATAAATACCTCCAAATAAATAGGGTAGGGAACCACCCCCACCCTTATAATATAGTATTGATTGTTAGGTGTGACTAACAATATTTATAATAATAAAACCTCTTTTTAGAAAGCAACATCTTCATCATTATTGAACGCACGACCCTTTGAGTTGTCACTGGGAGCGTTTGCCGTTGTGATGTTAATTGTATAACCTTGTCTACCTTGTTCTGAAACGTACTCATATACTTCAAATGCTAATTGACGTGCATTGATTGCGTCTGTTACTTCTTGGTCGTTTCTCATGTCCTCAATGAGTTTTGTTAAGTGATTTGGTAAGTTAACAATCGCTTCACTTGTATAAATCACTCCTTGGTCACCAAATTTACCTTTAGTATTAATGAATAGGGCTTCAATTGTGTAACGTGTTTTTTCTTTTAAATCTTGTAACTTTTTGAAATCTCTATCGTGTTTATCGAAATCGTATTGAGGTGCGCCACCGTTTGAATATTTGTTTAAAATTTTTTCTACTGTCATAATAAATTGCTCCTTTAATTTTATATTATTTGTCCAATTTCTTTTAATGCGTCATAATCTACTCTGTAGGTTTTGATATCTCTTTTAATATCAATCACCTTATGTGTTTCAGGGATGTGTTCTCTAGCTTCGGTTTTGAACATGCGATAATGTTGTTTAATGATAAAGAAGTCGTATAATTCACCTAAATCATTCTCACAATATATGACAAAACCTTTAACTTCAACATCGACTTGTGTCATTTGGGTACCTCCTTTACTTGATAAATCAATTATAGCACGTTACGTAGTGTTACGCAACAACTATTTTAACTTTTTTTAATAAATTGATACACCGTAACTGTTTCTAAATTCTTTATGAAAGTTAAGTTGGTCTATACCATCATTACCAGCAATTTCTTGAAGTAAAGATACTTCATTTTCATTATCATTAATATATTTAATGGTTTCATCTCTATAATAATTTAATAGACGATTACAAGCTAATACAAGCACTGTGCTATTGTCAAAGTTAATTGTTGGATTGTATTCTTGTAATTTAAAATATAAGTTTACAAAATCGTTATATGAATTAATATCTATTAAACGTTTTGGGTCTATTACTAAATGATGATAAGCGTGGTTTTCAAATATATCAGGTAATTCTGAAGGCTCTTTATAATCTTCCCAATCATCTTTAGCTACTTCATTGTATAAATCAACGCATTTATTTAAAAAATCGTCATAATCTGTTGTTGAAAAATAAACAACGCTTGAATTGTATAATGTGTGTAATTCCATTTTATTCACTCATTTCTAATTTTTTGTAATGATTTAAATAACTATAATCTTCTGCAGTACCAACACCATTATTAATATTTGTCTTAGCTGTTTCTATCACACCGTCAAATATTTGTTTGTCTTCATCTGATAGGGAAGCACGTTCACTTTTCATTAAAGATAAAGCTTTTTCTTTGTCACTTAAATTAGGTAAACGCTCAACTTCATTAGTAGGTGTTTCATATCCATTATGTTTTTGTTTTGTTGTTTTGTTATAAGGGTCGTTTGTTGTTTCGTCATTATTATTGTCAGATGTTTCGTCAGTAGGTGAGTATGACGTATCTTGTGACATTTCGTTAGTTGTTTGTGTATTGTCGTTTGTGTCAATTGGTAAATCAAAATATAACCATGCTCCAATAAATAATAACATACATAAGATTAAAGATGTAATAAAACCTGCTAAGAATTTCATTTATAAAACCTCCGTAAATAAATTGTATATAATTTTGTTGATGTTGACTTGTTGACGTTTATTGTTTTTATTTCTTAGAGTTACGTATTCGTAATAATAACCGTCAAATTCTTTGGGTGTGTGTTTTAAAGTTTTGTATGTATCTAACTTCATAACAGTTCCGTCCTCAAATATTCTGTAGTTTGGGTATTTTTCTAATGTTGCGTACCTCATGTTTTCAACTCCTTTAATTTGTTAATTTCATTATAGCACGAGTAGTTACGTCACGCAAGTGTAAAATACTATGCATGACATATTA